CTACACCGGGACTTGAACCTGGGACATCAGCATTATGAATCGCATGGAGTGACTATCGCTCACCCCCAGAGGTCCATATTTCGGGCCTTTCAGAGCTGCGGTTAGCTTGTTTGGCCCCACTATTTCATACCGGCGCTATGATGTAGTCACCTCTTATTCGGGCATGCAAGGAAGACCAGAGTGAACCCGACAGATCTACCCCGTATTACTGGTGTGGCGGTAACCAGTTTGGTCTGCAAAATGGCCGAGGTCGTGGGAGTGCACTACGACGTGAACTCCTTGGTGGTGGAGGTTCGCGACCTTGAATCTGACGTCCATTGGCAAATCGCCTTCCCTGGTGTCGAAGGTTTCCGTGTTCTTGATGAAGGGGACCTGGGAGAATTCTGGGGGCACGTTCCCGGCCTAGTCATTGAGGTGACCGCTGGCGGCTGGTGGGAACAGGAGTGCTCAAGGAGCGGGTTTGTCGGCCAATGGACCAAAGACGTTCGAGAGTACTTTGTAGGTGGCCAGAACGCCTGCGTGAGTGTGCTTTCATGGAGCGAGCCAGCTATAACGGATGGTGACCCGTCATAGTCGGCACTTCTGAGGTGGTGGCTCACTGCAGAATGTCATGAATCGTATGAGATGTGCCCGGCGCTATCTTCTATCTCTGTAAATTGGGCGTTTTAGAGGAGCCAACACCTCGCCAGACCCTGTAGGCTCTGACAGTACGTCTAACGTAGTCTCCCTAGACTCTTTACGAGTACTGGCTCTTCGCGCTAGCCTCTATACGTAGCCTTTTGCCATGAATGGACGCGTATTCTGGGAGACAGGGATGGCTCGTTTTCGTAGTACTCCGCTTATAAAAGACTTTCTCGGGTTTGCCAGTGCTCGTCCTACGGGGGAATCTGCTTTCATTAAATCGATATACATAGTAGCTATTTAAATTATTTTAATTTCTTTTTATTAAATTTTGGAGGGGGTGTGGCAGAGGAAATTAAGGCGGTTCAGGTTGAACGCTCCTGGAAAAATATGAGTTCTGATGAATTTTTATCATGGATTCAGTCAACTCCTATTTCTGAACTGTCTGATTTGTTTTTGACTGCTCCGCAAGGGATGGTTGTAAGGGCCTATAAAGAGCTAAGTGCTGATAACTTGTTGAGAGTTTTTGCTAATGTTAGTGAGGATGCCTTAAAGAACTTGCTTAAGTTCTCTAGAGGGCAGTATTTAGTTGAACTGTTGAGTCGGGCTTCGAATGAGCTCGTAGAGAGAGTTATTGACTCTGCACCTAGTCACAGAAGTAGGGTTGAGCTTGCTAAATCCCTGCCAGTTGAAAGAAGAAGGCGTTGGCTTGACTACGTGAAGGAACAGCAAGACGCAATTGAAGAGGTTAAAATATCTACTTCTCATGCCAAAGGAGCATTGTTTGAGGAGAGAAATAGGCTCCTTCAGGATCTTGATAGTGCTATTCGAGCTCGAGAGGATACACTTCGGAACTATGATGAGGAAAGTAGAATAAAGCGCTCTCAGTATGAGCGTGATATAGGTGAAGCGAAGCAGCGCTTATCAGATCTTTATAGCGAAATAGAAAGCCGGGGGGAGCTGATTAAGAGGCGTGAGACTGAACTGTCAGTTCGACTGGCTGAGTTCGAGGAGGCGAATCGACGGCAAGTTCAGCAGCGTATCGAAGCTAAGGTCCCAGAATTTGTAGCGGACGCTGTGAAAGCCTTGGAGCTTCGTGAGGCCCTTTATCGGCGTAAGGCAATGCAATGGAGTACTCACGGCACACTAGTTCTTCTGGCAGCTATCTCTATAGCGATTTTTGTGTCTCTATATGGATACTCTTATGGCGGGAAAATAGAGAGTCTTTCTTGGCAGGCCATGATGTTTGTGTCGTTCAAGGGGTTGGTGGTTGTCGGGATACTAGGGTTATGGGCGAAGCATGCCTTTTCTGTTAGTAATGCATACATGCATGAGGCTATTAAAAGGTCTGATAGAGCTCATGCGATAAACTTCGGAAAGCTTTACTTGGAGGTGTATGGGAACTCTGTAGAGAGAAAGGAGTTGATAGACATATTCGAGAACTGGAATATTGCCAGCGAAAGTGCGTTTTCGAAGATGAAGGCTGATGGTTTTGAGCCTAAGGTTCTTGATCAGTTGGTAGAGATCACGAAAGGCTTAAATCTAGCAGGTCGTGAAGAAAAAAGCGCTGCTAAACTATAAATTAAGGATTGTAAATGGCTAGAAAACCACTGAGTCGAACCCTTCAGCTAAAGCCGGTTCAGTTCTCTAAAGAGAGGACGGGGCAGGAAAATAATCTAGTTAGGTTGATGCATCAGCTTAGTGACATGTGTCCTACTGTCGGGCAAAGAATGTGGACACGATCTTTAACTCTTGAGAATGGTACTGTAGTTCCTCAGTATTGTTACTTTTTCAATAATTACCAGCGTTTGGATGAACTTACCTGTATTTTTGAAGTTTGGTCATTTGAACCAGGGGTTATGCCAGTCAGTATGGTGCCAGACCCGTTGCAGGCTAATGCTGTGATTGATCTGAGTCAATGGGATGAAGATGGTAGTGATGGTCGAGAGTTAATTCATATCTCTCATGTTTTGGTTTACGGTAAGGCTGCCATTGTCGAGTGTACTCGTGGAACAGGGGGAGTGAATGCAATACAGAGTTATCTAAATAAATTAGTTCGTGATTTGGGGCTTTCAACTAATAATAGGTTTTATTTTACGGATGCCGTCTCCTCCAGTCTACAAGGAGAGATTAGGCGAGGCGGTGGTGCTACAGGCTTTACTTTGGGGTTAAGTTCCGCAGTCGCAAACACTACAAATCCGTTGCTTGGAATGTTGAGTAGCGCTAAGAACTATATGCCAAACTCGGGCTTGGTAACTGTGGGGTGGAAATCTAAAACGCAACTATCCACTGATGCTGTGGTTGCGGCTTATAATGATGCTCAAAATCAGAGTGAAATAGATAGTGTAATTATTCACTTGAAGGATGGGTCGTCTATTCGTAGCTTGTCTAAGTTTAAAATTAAGAGTAATATTGAGGTGGAAGATATAGGAGGTAAAAACCCTAATAGGGATGAGCTGTTTAGGAAGATGCTGGTATATTTAGAGGAGTTATTGGAGCCGGCCGATCAACATGGAAGAGTACTGGACCAGACTGGAGCGTTGGCTGATAATGAAATTTTCATTCCTAATTCCAGAAGAAATAAAGAACGCAACGCTGGCGAATAAAGATCTTACATCTGTTTCGGAAATCTCTGCAGGCCATAGAGCTTTTTTGCTATTTAACTCTATAGTAATGGCTTCGGGCGCCTCTGTTGGTTTCTGGCTTGGTGCTCTAATAGATGAGGGTATACTTGAAACTGTTATAACTTTTAGTGGGGTGATTATAGGGTTTGTTATTACGGCGATGTTGTTTTCTGGTAGGAGCGCATTTGCTATTGGCTTGAACCTCCAGCAAGTAAAGGTTTACCGGATTAAGACTAAGTATATGCTGCTTTCGCAGGCGAATACTCTATTTTCTTTTTTGTTCTGTTTGGGGTTCTGTATTGCTACTCTTTTTGCGTTGAAGCTAAAGGCGGAGTCTAGCTCTTTGATTTTAAGCTCTGTGTCTTTCTCTTTTTTGTTTCTGGGTGGGTACAGGACTCTTCTTCTGCCATATCAGATTTATGAGGTTCATAGTTTTTCCCTAGATAATTTAGTGGATGAGATTGCGGACTCTGAGCGGGGTCAACTGCGCTCGGATGGGGAGGCTAGACTTAGAGCGTTAGAGGCTGGCAGACCTGAGTGACTTAGAAGTTTTATAAAACTTACCAGGTTTTTGTACGTAAACCTTCAATGCACTCTTTTACATCGTCGTCGATAACGTTTCCGGGTTTGATGCATTCCTTCATGGTCTTCCGCACGCTTCTGTTCGCTTCCCTTTCGCGTTTGTCCTGCATCTTGAGGCTCTTCCTTGCGGCGTCCCCTGCCATGCCATCCGTACCTGCCATGAACTCGGTAACAATGCGGCTAAACCCTGAGCCGATAGCCTCCGCGATGGGGGCTGTTGCCTCGCCGGCCTGAGTCGCTAAAGGCTTGGATTCTTCTGCGTATGCGAAGCCGCACAGCGTCAAAAGTACGATGGTGGATGCAACTGCTCTCATTCCCTCTCTCCTATCCTTGAAGCGAACCAGCGTTCCGCTGCTCTCCTGGTGATCGCTATCCCGCGTTGGGACTGCTCAAGTTTTGATTGGCCTCATCGTATTCGGGACTGGTCTGCCCGCTTTCAGGGGCGATGTTGCCGGTCACTAGCCAAAGTGCGTACTGCGGAAAAATCTGTATCACCGCCTCGATCTCGGCGTCGGTGATTCTGGCTTTCCCGTTTCGGACATTACCCCACCGATAGCGATCAATCCCGGTCTGCTTTTCAAACCAGACACTTGTCCGCTCCTTGTTAAACAAGGTTATAAGGCGGTCTTTTATCATACCTAAAAATTCTACTTAGTAGATTGTACTTAGTAACAATCTGGGTGTAAGGTTGCTCTACTTAGTAAAAATTACTCAGTAAGCGTGATTTTCATTATAGGGCAAAACCATGGAAGAGTCTGGAATAGTGGGGTTCACCGTCACGGGGGCTGTGGAAAAGGTCACGGACTTCCGCACCGCGCCGTTCTGCTCGCAGGCGGTATTCGCGCAGATGCTGGGCCTGGAAGACATCACGGAAGACGTGGTGCGGGGCTGGGTGGAAACCAAGACGATCCCGACTGCCAAGATTGGCCGTCGCCGCGTGGTGAACCTGCATCGCATCCGCCGTGACCTCGACCGGGGCAAGTCGATCTTCTGCCAGGGGGATTACGACGGTGACTAAGTACCTCGTAGAGATTTGCACCTTCCACGGCCCGACCCGGCAACGTCGCTGGCATCGCGTCCATCAGGGCGGTTCCCGCGTGGAATGCCAACGCTGGGTCGAAGAGTTGGTGGCTGTCTTCCCGACTGAAGAAGAAGCTCGCCGCTCCTTCGGCCTGACCCGCGAACGCGCCCGCCAGGTTTACCGCATCCGTGGGGTGAGGGCATGAACCATGACCGCCAGTCCCTACTACCTGCGCCAAACCCACGCCCCGGACTGCGCCTGCTCTGTGTGCTGGTCCGCAAGGCAGGCCATCCCATTGCACAGCCCGTCGCCGTGTCCGGACTGCCGGCCCCCTGGGCTGCCCTATCGGGAAGGTGGCCGCTGGCTCTGCCGTCCCCGTTCCTTCTGCGCGAAACACGACCCGTCCCGGCGTCCGCCGAAGTACTGGCACGTTGTGTACGACAGCGGGAAAACCACGCCCTTCGTGCCCGTGCGCGAAGCATTCCAACTGGAGGGCTGACTCATGCTCGCTAAGACCCTGAAAGCGCTGCTCCTGCTCTGCCTGATCCAGGCCGCCCGCACCGTGGCCGATCCGGTCAAGGGCCGCGCTCCCGGCTCGTCGGAACAGCTTCACCGTTCCGGCGAACGGAAGCACGGGCGGAGCGCACCCTTGAACGCCTCCCCCCTGAAACAGCCTCCGCTGGGGAGTGTGGGGCAGCTTCTCCGCCCCGCGCTCCCGAGCCCTCGGCGGCAAGAGCGGGATGACAAGGGCAGAGCCCTTGGTGTTGCTCTGCGGGTTCCAAGGGGAAGCGTTCCCCTTGGCCGTCGGCGACGACGTTGCGATAGGGACCGTTACTCGAATGGGCTGAGACGAACACCCGTGGTTGGCTTGGTTCACTAGCGAATAGAGCCCGGCCCGAAGGGATCGCCCACACATCACTTTCACCCAACACCGCTGAATGAAGGCGAAACAGCCGAATTTGCAGCAGCGGGACAACTCACGCCGAAAAAGGCGAATTGAAGGAGAAACACCGATGAACATGTTTGCAACCCAAGGCGGCGTCGTCGAACTGTGGGTCACCAAGACCGACACCTATACCTCGACCAAGACCGGGGAAATCTACGCCTCGGTCCAGTCCATCGCCCCGATCCCGGAAGGTGCCCGTGGCAACGCCAAGGGCTTCGAGATCAGCGAATACAACATCGAGGCGACCCTGCTGGACGCCATCGTCTTCGAAGGCCAGCCGGTGCTCTGCAAGTTCGCCAGCGTGGTCCGCCCGACCCAAGACCGTTTCGGTCGGATCACCAATACCCAAGTCCTTGTGGATCTGTTGGCTGTGGGCGGCAAGCCGATGGCGCCGACCGCCCAAGCCCCGGCCCGCCCGCAAGCACAGGCCCAAGCCCCGCGCCCGGCCCAGCAGCCGCAGGGCCAGGACAAACAAGACAAGTCTCCGGACGTCAAGGCGTAAGCCGTAGGAGGCCGCGATGCTCCGCTATCTCTCGCTGTTCGCGGTAGGTCTGGCCACCGGCTACGCCTGGGGCTGGATCGACGGCCTGGCGGCCTCCCTGGCTGTTTGAGGACTGATCGCTATGTCAGGCGTTGTCGCTGTGCAGGTGTGTACCGCGTGGACCTCGACCCCCGAGGGCTTCATGGCGTGTCGCGAACTCGCATGGCAACAGGCCTACCTGATTCCGCCCGAGGCCGCTGGATACGTGGACATCCTGGTCAACGGTGGTTTCTCCCCGGAAGCCTTCGGCATCGGTGCCGCTGGCGTCCTGGGATCGTTCGTGACGGGGCTTTTGATTGGCTGGGTCGCGTCACTTCTTCGTAAAGCCAAGTAGAGAGGAAACACCATGAAAGCAATGAAGCAACGCATCGCCAAGTTCAGCCCGGTCGCCTCGTTCCGCAACCTGTGCATCGCCGGCTCCGTCACTGCCGCGACTTCGCTGCCGGCCTTCGCCGGGGTGATCGACACCAGCGCGGTCGAGGCCGCGATCACCGAGGGCAAGGGCGATATGTCCAGCATCGGCGGCTACATCGTCGGCGCCCTGGTGATTCTGGCTGTCGCCGGCCTGGTCTACAGCATGTTGCGCAAGGCGTAACGGGTGCTCTGGTCGGTGTGGTTGGGGGCGTTCTTCGCCGGCGCCTTCATCACCGGGTACCGGACCGGCGAATTCTTCTAACCGAACAGACCGAGGCGGAAGCCCCCTCCGGAGTTTCCGGCAGGGGGCTTTTTGTTGCTTGAGGGACCTGTGATGAGGATTAAACGAACGCTGCTGGTTCTGCTGACGTTGTTCATGAGCGTCTGCGCCAGTGCTGAGGACTATTACTGGCCGCGTGGTACTCAGAAGTATGGAAGCTATATGGAAGTTGTCGAGGAGGCGCGAAAAGCGGCGATTGCCAACAATCCTGGCTATTCGCGTGTCGAGGCTGTACGCGTTATCTACCCTGCCAATGGCAGGCAGGATATGGCGACCTATGGACTCGAGTTCTACTGCCTTAGCCAGGGCGTGGAAAGGATGTGTAGCACGTCCTATAACAATCCGGTGTATAGGAAAGGAGAGGGTTGTACCGCGCCCAAGATTCCGGACGAAACAACCGGGACGTGTAAAGAACCCCCCACGCCACCAGAAGACTGCATCAAAGGGCTGACCGATCTGTTCAGTTCGCCACCGTCGAATATCTTCGTGTCGGGCGGCAGAAACTTCGTGAATAGCTCGCCGCCCACTGGCTGCAAGAATGGCTGCCAGTACCTGCCGACCACCTCGAAGACCACCAGTTGCTATCGCTATCCCGGCAGCGACAACCAAGGCTTCTGCAACTACGTGTTGATGACGGACGGTAGTGCCTGCGCCGCTGACTCCGGCAATCCCGGCATGACCGGTCCCTCGTTGAACGACACCCCGCCGACCAATCCCGACGAACCGCCGTCCGACCCGAATGACCCTGGCTGTCCTCCCGGCTATAGCTGGTCCGGGACGACTTGCGTGAAGACGCCCACGGATCCGACTGAGCCGGGGGGCGATGGCGGTGATGGTGGTGATGGTGGTGATGGCGGTAACACCGGTGGCGACAACGGCGGCGGCAATGACAACGGGGGTGGCGACGGCGGTACCGGTGGCTCCGATGGGAGCGGCGGCAATGGGGAGGGCGGCGGCGATGGAAGCGGGGGAGGCGACGGCAGCGGCGGCGGAACCGGTGGCGGCGATGGCGGCGATGGCGGCAACTGCGACCCGGCGAAACAGGACTGCTCCCCCGGTCCTGCCGGCCCCGGCGGTGAACTCAAGGAACCCAAGCCCGGCACCTGGGATGACGCCATCGCCACCTGGGAACAGAAGGTCGAGCAGGCCAAGAAAGAACTCAAGGACAAGGTCCGGGCCAACGTCGATCAGATGAAGGGCGCGTTCGACCTCAACCTGGCGGAAGGCGGCGGCCAGCTTCCCTGCGAGTCCGTGACCATTTGGGGCCGATCCTACTCCCTCTGCGTCGCCGACTACGCCGACCAGCTCTCCAACCTGCGTGTGGCGCTGCTGCTGATGGCCGCGCTGATCGCCGCTTTCATACTGCTGAGGGACTGACCCTATGGAATGGCTCTCCGGTTTTCTCGATCAGATCATCGCCTTCTTCCAGTGGATCTGGGATTTCTTCGCCCAAGGCATCTATGACTTCGTGCGCGACGGCCTGGTGGTTGCCACCAAGGCGTCGATGTACGCCGCGCTCCAGACCCTGATCCTGCTGATCGATGTCAGCTACACCGCCGCCCGCGAACTGATCGACAGCCTCGGCGTGCCGCAGATGATCCGCAGCATGTACGCCGCGCTGCCGGGGCCGATTGCGGCGGGTCTGGCCTTCTTCGGCGTGCCGCAGGCGCTGAACATCATCATGGTCGCGGCGGCGACGCGCTTCTGCATGCGCTTCGTGCCGTTCATTGGGAGGTGATCCGTGTCGATCAAGATCCATCACGGCCCCAATGGCTCCTACAAGACCTCCGGCGCGATCCAAGATGACGCCGTGCCCGCGCTGAAAGACGGGCGGGTGATCATCACCAATGTGCGCGGCTTCACCCTGGAGCGGGCCTATCAGGTCTTCCCGGACCTGCCCAACACGGCGGAAATCATCAACCTCGATCTGGAGTCGCTGGAAGACCTCGAAAAGATGCGCACGTGGTTTCAGTGGGCGCCCCGCGGGGCCTTCCTGATCTTCGATGAAACCCAACTGCTGTTTCCCAAGTCCTGGCGGGAAAAAGACCTCGAGCGCTTCGACTACCCCGGTGGACCGGAAGCGGCCCACGCGGCCGACCGCCCCATGGGCTGGCTCGACGCCTGGACCCGGCACCGGCATTTCAACTGGGACATCGTCCTCACTACGCCGAACATCTCCTACATCCGCGACGACATCCGCATGACCTGCGAGATGGCCTACAAGCATTCCAACCTCGCGGTGATCGGCATCCCTGGCCGCTACAAGGAGGCCCAGCATGACGCCCAACTCAACCGTCCGCCCGCTGATGGCACCATCATCGAATACAAGCGGATCCGAAAGCAGACCTTCGCCCTCTACCAGTCCACGGCCACCGGAAAGACCCAAGACACCAAGGCGGGCAAGAGCCTCTTCCGGTCGCCTAAGCTGGTTCTTCTACTGGCATTGCTGGCCGGCACTATTGGCTTTGTTAGCTATATGGGGCCAATGCGGGTTATTGGTGCTAAGCCTGATCCGGCGGCTTCCGCGCCTACTCCTAAGCCTCTTCCGACCGCTACTGCGCCTGCTGCTGTGGCTGCTCCAGCGCGTCCTGCTGCGAATAGCTTTCTTCCTCCTGGGCTTGTACCTGATGGGCCTGCTGCTGCGCCTGTTGATCTGAACGCCCATCCCTTCGCCGATCGGCGGATTTCGATCCTCGCCCACGCCTACATGCCGTCGAAGGGCGATATCTACATGTTCGCCCTGGATGACCCTGCCGGCCGGCACCTGGAACTCACCAGTTGGCAACTCGTGGGATCCGGCTACGCGATCAAGCCACGCGGCGAGTGCGTGGCCGAACTGCTCTACGGGGAATGGGAGGGGACCGTCACCTGTAACACGTCAGATAACCCCCCATCAGCAACCCCATAGAACCTCATTAACGGGTAAAGAACATGAAGACTCCGATCCATCCAACCCGACTGGTCCTCGAAGAAAACGGGGATTTCCACAAGTCCCCGAAGGGGATGCTTTTCATGGACCCGCTCAATGGACAGTTCACCGACCTGTCAGGCGTGCGGATCCTGCGGTGTGGCGTGGACACCGTGCGGCAGTTGTACAACGGCAAGTTGCGTCCGGAAGTGATGGCGCTGTTCGACCTATCGGTGGATGTGGTCGAGTTCGCCGGCTACGAGTGGTCCAAGGGTCGTATCGGTCGCGACTCTGGCTATCAGTACCGCCTGCAGAACGCCGAAATGGGCCTGATCCTGCTGATCAAGAACCACAACATCAAGGTCGACACCATTGGCTCGCACCTCAAGATCGAGGTGTCGCCCCACGCCATTGACGGCGCCGACCCGCGTATCCTCCAGGGCGTGCTGGATGACCTAGCCGCAGCGGTGCTGAGTCACTGCGAGACCAACCAAGCAGCCGTGCATATCGCGCTGGATGTGCAGGGCTGGACGCCTCCGGCTGATCTCGTTGACCGCATGCATTGCCGCTCGCGTCGGGTGCGGCAAATCAGCGGGATCGAGCGGATCGAGTTCGACGGCAACGCCTCTGTCTACGGGCGTGGCGAGACGTACATGTTCGGCTCGGCCAACGGTCTGCAACTGTCGATCTATAACAAGACTCTCCAGGCTCGGGCCACCGACAAGCTCGACTATTGGGAAAGCGTGTGGGCGACCTTGAACGGGGATCCGTTCGGCGATGGCGACCCGGCCTATAACCCCCTGGAAACGGTGTGGCGGATCGAGTTTCGCTATCACCACTCCATCGTCCAGCAGTTCTCCGAAGGCTCGCGTATGGCTTCGGGAGAGGTCATCGGCTGCCGCACCTACGAGGGCCTTTGCCCGCACCTACAGGGGCTGTGGAACTATGCCTGCGAGGCATTCCGTGTGCTCTCCCGGGAGGGCATGTATGACGCCTTCTGGAGCCTGATCAGCCAGGATGCTCGCGTCCAAGTCGAGTGCGATCCGCTGATCGAGCGCACCGAGTATCGGCGCTATTACAAGACTGCCAAGGGCTTCAGCGGGCGTAACTGCGAGATGTTCCTCGGCCAGTTCGTGAGCCTGATCGCGCGGGAGCGTGTCCCGGCAAAAAAGGCTATTGAGTCCGCCCGCAAATTGGAGTTCTGGCACGTTATCGAAGACCACTATCTCGCCAAGGGTTGGACTCGTCGCGATCTGGAAAGGCATATACACAAGCTGATGTGTGATCGCTATCTGCGCAAGGGATATGCGATATGACGGTACGCAAGGACGGCAAGACGTGGACGGCTGACTTCTATGAGAATGGTCGTTCCGGGCGCAGGATTCGCAAGAAAGGCTTCGCCACCAAGTCTGCCGCGATTCGCTATGAGCAGGATTTTTTCGCCGTGAAGGGCGAGACGGGCCGACCGCTGGATGACCGTCTCTCCGATCTGGTGAAGGTTTGGTATGACCTCCACGGCTGCACCTTGAAGGATGGCAAGCAACGCTTGGCGCGCTGCGAGGCGCTGGCGAAGCGGCTAGGGAACCCCCTGGCGTTCGAGTTCGATTCGTTGGCGTGGGCACGCTACCGGCAACGTCGCTTGACCGAGGTGAAACCTGAGACGGTCAATCACGAGCAACGCTACTTGTCGGCGGTCTTCTCTGAACTGATTCGCCTGGGTTGCTGGCACAAGGAAAACCCGCTGGGCAAGGTCCGGCAAATCAAGACGGATCAGGTCGAACTGACGTTTCTGTCCCTGGATCAGGTCGCTCGACTGCTGGAAGAGTGCAAGGCCAGTACGAATAACCATACCTATCCGGTCGCGCTGTTGTGTCTCGCCACGGGAGCCCGCTGGGAAGAGGCGGAAAGCCTGACGCGGGGCGCTGTGCATGGCGGCAAGGTGCACTATCACCGGACCAAGAATCGGCAGAGCCGATCAGTGCCGATCCCGGACGAGTTGGAGAGGTTGATATTCAAGGTGGGCATGCCTGGATCTGGCCGCCTGTTCATGTCCTGCCGCGCCGCGTTCCGCTGCGCCTATCAGCGTTGCGGGTTCCAGACGCCGGGCCAGATGACCCATATTCTCCGCCATACCTTCGCCAGCCACTACATGATGGGGGGAGGGGACATCCTGACCCTACAGCGGATCCTCGGCCACTCATCGATCACGATGACCATGCGGTATGCGCACCTATCGCCGGAGCATCTGGTATCCGCATTAACTCTATCTCCGCTAGCTCAGGTTGGGGAATTACTGGCGACAGTCAGTGACTGAATATAAATATTTAGTTTCCGTTTTCTTTTCTGCGATTGCCAGTTTTCCGGAGGTAAGTATGGCGTATCTCCGATTTGGCTCTTTGGGAGCTTCTGGGCTGCATGTGTTTGTTGTTAAAGGGTAGCCTGAAGTATAGAGGATATTCATTTCAATTTTTTTGAATAGTTCGCTTCTAGGGGTTTCAATTACTATGCTGGCTACGAAAGTTGTGCAGAAGGCTAAGCCGCAGAAGAGGCTTAATGAAATAAATACACTTTGACTGTGGTTAAGTTTTTCACTAGGCGTGAGATTTTTTATTTTTTTTGGTGGGTTTTTAAGGGTGAATACTATGCCTGCTATGATATAGAGGATTAGAAAAGCATAGACCATTATCACTCCCCATAGCACAGGGGTATAAAGTAGCGTAAGTCCCGCTACACCTGAAGGCATTTCCGTTGCGCTTAGTCCTGTTTTTCGACTGATATATTCACTTGCGATGGTTCCGCAATACCAAGTAACCCACAATGTGATGTAGGCCAAAGTTATGTTGGCCAAGAAGGATATGTTTTTATAGATCGTAAATCCTTTGAAGTACACAAAGCTTAGAGTTACAGAGGATATAGTGGTTATCGTAAAGGCAGTTAAGGCTACGCCTCGGTATGGGTCCCCCGTAAAAAATTTATAACCAGTGGCGAGAACGGCAATGTAGAGGCTTAGCCAGATGGTAAGGGAGAGTAGGTTTTTCGTGCTCTTGGCATTCTCGGAGAGTTTAAAGAGCTTATTTTTCTCTATGAGTCTTAATGACTCGGCTTTATTGGAAGCTACAGCAAGTATTGCTGGTGTTATAAAGTAGAGGGCGGTAAGGATATAAAAAGCCGACATGGAAAGTCCTTTTCTGTTCCAGAGATCGAGGTGGTGGCGTGGTGGCGGTGGGAGGCCGTAGGCGCGCCGTAGTCACTTTGTAGTCACCACAGGCAAAAGAAAAGGGGTTAGCTTGCGCTAACCCCTTGAAAAATATGGT